TTCTTAGCGTCTGCACCAGTTTTAGATAAGATTCCAAATCTCGAGTCGGAACTAATCGTGGCCAAGTTGACAAGTTCTGAAGACGCCATGAACGAAAAACCACTCCTTCTATTTTTAAGATAACACATACCGTAACACCTGTTATCCGCTTTGCAGGCTTCCCAGAAGATGAAAAATAATCTGTTTGCTTCTCTATAATCTGGTGCTCCGACATCGATCTTACTCCACTGCAAGTACATGTAATGAGTACCAGTAATATATACAGGATTGCCATTATTGTAGAAACTAAAACCTTCTTCTCTTCGTTTAAATTCTTCATCTATATAATCGTACCACTCTTCTTTAAAATCTATTGGATACTCTTCCCAGTCAAACCTAGTCTTTATCCTTTGTAATTCTTTTGGGTATTCAAACTTTTCCCAATATTGTTTCTTTTTATCTTCGCTTCGTTTATATGGTTCATCGAGCGCTGGTAAAGCAATACGCAGGTTTTGTATTTCAATGATCTGTCCAATTTTACCAGTTTTACTTATACAAACAAAATCATATTCTTTATTGTAACCATATTCCCACTTCTTGTACCTATTTTGTTTTTTAAGAATCTTAGGATTTACAACATCTTTTATTTCTTTCCAAAGTGTTTGTTGGTAACTCATTTACTTCTCCCTTCTGCAAACTTAAAAACTCTTTCTTTTTTCTCTTCTTTTGGTTTACCTTCTAATATAGCTTCCTCCTCTTCAATACGTTGTAGTATTTCAAAAGCGTCCATAATACAAAGCTTTTTAGTCGCGGCTGCATTCTTGAGTCTGTCTGCAGATACATCATCTTCAGTATGTGTGATAATCTTTTCTTCTGCAACTTTAATTAATTCATCAACAGCCTTGCGCCCAGCTTGGATTATATTTTTCCTTGTTTCTTTCGTATTCATACGTTATAGCTATATCATTAGATTTCATACAATAAAGTTTCTCTCCATCTATAACAAATTCAAACTCTGAATTAGGAGAAAAATTCACAACATCACCTTCTTTAATGTTTTTATTAATTAAATAATCATTAGAATATTTCATAATACCCACTAAAGGCTCTTCTACTAAATTGCTCCACCTGTCTCTATTGTAAACAGGTGAAACAAAACAGTAATCTAAATTAGTTTTTAATTCATCAGTACCATATAAATATATTTGACTCATATCACAAAAAAATAAATCGTCTTTAAAATAGCAACCGCCATTTTTTTCATTACCTCTTATATCGTAATATCTTCTAAATATATTATGATGAACTATAACTCTGTCTCCAGATTTTATATTAGTCTTTATATTAATAGGTGTTTCTATTACTATAGCTTCTTTACTAACTGATTGAAACGTTTCAATCTTTGTATTTACAACTAGTTCTTTATTACCTATTTCAACAGTGTTGTTATATCTTTTTTTAGTAGGAGATATTATAAATCTATTTAAATTTTTCATTAATAATTTAAATCATACTCAACTGCAATAGCCATATTAGTATTAAACTTTTTCCATGGTAATACTTCATCGCCTTTTTGAATATATATTAAATAATCTCCATCACTTTCTTCACCTATAATGTCACATATTTTATGACCTCCATAAACTTCTTGACCAACTGCATAATGCATAGCATCATTCTTATAGTCAGAACCAATACTAATTTTTCTAATTATACTAGACATTATACTGCAGCTATAGGTGTTTCTTCTTCAGTTTCGTTTAAATCAGTATAAGTTCCATCTTCTAAGTTAATGTTAACAGCTCCATATTCTTTTTCTAAATTCTGCTTGGTAGCTTCTATTTCTTCATTAACTCCAGCTAGTTTATGTAATAATCCATGTTTACTAGCTTCTAAATAACCAACTTCTCTTAATATTTCTTCTACTCTTTTCTGTTGATTAACAATTGTTTCTAACTCTGTATCTTTTATTTTTTTCATTTAATTAAATTTAATTTGTATTTATATTGGAGGGTAAAGACCTGATGGGCCTTGAAATTTTTCACCCTCTGTTTCAGCTTGTTCTCTGTAGTAATTACTATCACCTGCTACTTCATTAACTTTACTTTCTAATTCAGTTTCTGTAAAATAAGATTCTAACTCTGGTTGTCCAGTATCTAATTCAGTTATATATTGTGGTCCAGCATTGCCAAATACCACTATTTTACCTTCATTAGATAAGAATAAACGTTGAATTAAGTTTCTACTTTTTTGTACTAGAAACCATCTATTTGCATCATCTTTTGTTATTACTCCCATTATACTGGTCCTCCATCGGTTATTGTCCAACCTCTTGTTGCAGTTAGTGTATTACGAGCGGTTGCTCCTGCTGATGGAGCTGCACTATATGTAGAACTACCCATCAACATTGTTTCATTTATTTTAGCATTAGTATTTACAATAACTTGTAAAAACTCATCATATTGAGCTGTTGTCATAGCACCATTTGGTAACAGCATAGATCTCCATTCTAAACACTCTTGAAAATTAGCAGTAGCCCAATCAAAAGACCAACTCGTAATAGGAGCACCATAAAAAATTGTAAAGAAAGTTGTAGTGTAAGTAAAATTACAATTAGCTCCAAAAACAGCTGTTTGAGTATTTGCTCCTCTACAGAAGTTATCGAAACGTAAAGCTGATGTTCCTGTGTTTTGACCTACATTCCAGTTGCTTCCATCAAAGTTTTGTATACAAACACTGTCTCTAAACATTCCGTTAAAACTTGTTACTTTTCCTACGTCCCAACTTGAAGTATCTATTTGAGTGTTCCATCCACTAGTATCATTAAATATATTTGTAAGATCAGTAGCATTAGAGGTGTCCCAATCGCTTACATCTGGACCTGCTTCAGTTCCTCCTATATTACTACCCGCTTGAGAGAATACAATTACCTAAATTAGGTCCCCAATCACTACCAAAATCATAATTACTAAAATGAACTAAACGAGCTAAGGCGAACATTCCTCTAATAGTAGTTGCTGCACTTCCATCAAAATTTTCTAACCCTGCAACTTCTTCTAAACTTGTAGAAAAATAAAATGCTAAATCAAATCTAGTACAGGCGCTTGTGTCCCATCCACTTAAATCAAATTTACTTACACCAATACAACCCCTTGCCCAATCCTGCATGGTGCTAGGTTTAATAGTCCACGTACTGAAGTCCACTTCTTGAACCGGAGCAAACACTGCAGACCATATCATTCTGTAACAGTTAACTGCTGCTCCTGCACCTATATTCCAATTTGGTACAGTAAGACTTTTTAAATAAGCATCTCCCCAAAACTGAGTTAATGAAGTAACACTACTAACTACATTTGGCATTATAACTTCACATCCATCAGTTGTAGCGTTTCCTATACCATAACACATAACTGCTAAAGTAGTACTATTACTAAAATCCCAACCTGTTAAATTAACATATTCTAATAGAGAACTAGTAGAATCCATTTGCAACATAGCATCATGCCTTTTAAATTTATCAGTGTCAGTCCAATTACTTAAGTCTAATGAAGTAATACTATAACAATAAGAAAATGTTTGTCTTACATTCCCAAGCGCAGAAAAGCTATTTAAATTAGGTTTATCCGAAGCGGAATAAACCATATTATTACATTGGTAAAAAGCTTGAAGTAAATTTACTATTTCACAATCTCCCCAATTCTTTAAGTTTACTAATGATAATCTACTAGCTGAATCATTTGCATAACCACTACCACTCCATGCTCCTCGCATGAACAATCCCTTAAAATTAACTCCTCCCAGCATTAGTATATGTATGAGATTTTATTTGATAATTTGCTCCACCTGGTTGCGTCATTGTCGCTCCAGTTTCAGTTGATCCATCGCCCCAATCTATATCATAATCATATACATATCCTACATACCCATATAAATTTAAAGTTTGACCAGCTGTAACTGTCCACTCTGTAATAAATCTAGAATCACTACTTCCTCCACTTTGACCAGGTAGATTTTGGCGTGCGGGTATTGTATAATTACACGCTAATAACATACTATAAGTTATTTAAAAAGTAGATGGACTTTTATTAAATTGAGATTTTATTGTTCCTTCTACTAATGTTAGTGTTATTTCATAAGGATAATAAGGAATTACATATACATTAACTATATCTTGAAAAACTTCAATATTAGTATCCCAATTATTCATAACAACAACATAGCTATGATCATTATTTATATCACAAAATACTACTGTTCCATGCTGTTGTAATGATGTGACAAGTTGATTTCTATCTACAGGCATCTTATTAATAATTAAATTTAGTATTTACTCGAGAGTTGTATCTAGTACCATTACCAGTAGGATAAGTATTATCTTGATATTTTCTCATAGCCCGAGATATTGCAGGTGCATATTCTCCATTTCCATATCCAGATGTCCATGTACCATCTCTATTTTCTACTCTTACATATAAATTAGAAGTTCCATTATAACAAAAATTATCAATAAAATTAAAATTTTGCCAACCATTAGAGCTTATAGTCCAAGCGTCGTTATAAACTAAAGTTTCATCTGTTAATGTTAAATCACTTCCGTCAACTGCTGGACTACTATCAAAAGTACTTTCTGCGCAATGAGCAATATATATTAATATAGGATCATACGTGTAACCTGAAGTATAACTAGCTACTTCAAACTCAATACTTGTTATTTGCTTTTCAGTAGTTGACCCTGCAGTTATTTCTGTAGGTAAATATATACCCGCCCAAACACTGTAGTCATATAAACCATAAGCTGGTGCTGTAGTAGCATTACTAGTTCCGAGTCCTACTGTTTGCGTAACTGTTTGTACAGGCGCACATGAGTCTCCTGGCAAACCAAGTATTCCTCTAAAAGTTGTTAATCTCTTACTCATTATGGTTGAAAGTCTAATCCATAAGTCCAATAGTAATTAGTTCCATCGTATAAGAAACTAAGTACATCTGTTCCACCAGATAAAGTAGGTGCTGTTCCACCAGTAAATTGAGAAGTAGCAGGATAAGTTATAGTTGGTGAATTAGAGCTATCTATTACTATAGCGCCTGAATCTCCAGCACTTGCTGTTATATTTAATGTAACTGCTCCAGCAGGAGGAGTCCATGTTGCGTTATAATTATCTCTTATAGTCCAAGTAGGTGTTGCACCTGTTAAAGCAACAAAAGCTTTGTCAGCGCCTTCAGTAACCCAATCTAACGTAACATCATTTGTAGATATTGCACTAGCTCTCAAAAGTTGATTTGTGCTAGGTAAAGTTTGAGGTAGTATCCATGTTTGAGCAGCACCGTTTGTTGAAGTTGTAAATTTAAATTCGAAACTACCAGCTACACTATTACCACCAACAAAAGTTAACTTAGGCTGATCACTTCCAGAAACATACGTACCATGTAGTTTAACATCAGCTTCTAAACCAGCAGCACTATTAGGAGTACCTATGTTTAAAGTATCTGTACTTTGATCCCAACTAAAACCACTAGAACCACCAATACTTGTTTGTCCACCTGCTCCAGCTCCATAAAAACAAACTCTTCCTTGAGCTGCGCTTCCCTGATTTATTATACTTGCTACTAACTCTTCTCCAGATATTTTAGCATTACCAGCTCCTTCAACACCAGGTATTGCACTTAAATTTCTAATGTCAGGTATACTACCTTGACCATTTGTTACTGTTGATAGAGCACTTATTTTTTCATTACTCATTTTATTATTTTATTAAGGTAAGTTATAAAAGTTAACTATATTAGAATCAATATCAGATCTTATACTACTTTTGTTTTCTGTGTATATTAAAAGTTCTGTTGGATCATTGTCATCTTGACCACCAGAATAAGGATAAAATAATTCCGTTAATGGTCCTAAAGTTCCACTTACGTTATTAGAACCAGCACTAGTATTGTTAACAAACTCAGTAATATCCATGTCTGAACTTTCTAATAAAAATACTCCACCACTTTCAGTGGCTAGTAAACCACTACTATCTTCTAGTTCTATACTACCTCTATTAGCTTCAACAATAGTAGTTTGAAGATTAAATATTTGTCTAGTCATAGATGGGCCAGAGGAACTAACATTATAAAGACCTGCGCTATTTTCACCTGATGCATTTGAGTTATCACCACTATCAATTTTTCCAAAAATATAGTTAGTAAAACCAGCATCTTGTATTTGAATGTTGTTTCTAGTTCCAGAAGAATTTCCGTAAAATTGTGTAGTAAAAACAGTGAAATCAGACTCAGATGGTATATTAAAAGATGTTGATAAGGTTCTAGCACTACCTTCACTTAAGTAATATTTACCATCATATTCAAAAGGTAAACCAGTTCCGCCAAATACTAAAGCTAAAGAACTAGGTGGAGTTCCTGTTAAATTTATACCATTACCACTTTGATCATACCATGTTAATATTTGAACTCCTGATGTAGCTCCATAAACAGGATCAGTTGCTAAATCTATAGCAGGTTGAATATCTATATAACCGGTAGAGTCAAAATTAATATCTAAGTTAGGGCCTGCACCATCGTTTCTTCCAACAGTACAACAGGGTCCAGTATAATCTATAGTTAATCTTCTTAAAGAATAACCAACTAATAAACCATCTTTAGCACCTGGTATAATATCAAGTATAAAACTACTTCCACCACCACCGCTTCTAGGAATCGAAGCAGGTATTATGTATGTATTGCCTATAAACATACTATACGTATGATATAATTAATATAATGCTAATACGTCTCCAACACTACCTATACCAGAAGTAACTTGTTTGGCTAATACTGGTAAAAAAGATCCAGCTGCTACACCTAAGAATGTTACTGTATTACCACTCTCTAACATAACGCCATAATCTCCAGCTACACCTACATATAAACAACATCCTCTTTTCTGTGTGTTAGGTATATCAACATTAGTTATAATAAATGTTGCATTACCACCACCACCTGTTATTGTAACTACATCGTCAACTGCATAACCAGTTCCTACACTTGCTATTTCAAATTCTGTTATTACACCACCATCTACTGCTAATATATTAACTGTTAAACCAGTTCCACCAGCTGGAGCTACTGTTGTTGCTACTCCACTAGCTATAGCATAACCAGTTCCAGGATTAGTTAACTCAGAAACACCACCGTCTCCCCAAGTTGTATTAACAGCACCTGTAGTTACTGAAGCAGCGTCATGTGCAAATACTCTTGGCTCTTGTTGCATTCTACCATTAACAGCGTCTAATACTGGTTCCCAATTATTAAATTGATTACTTGCCATTTTTTATTTTTTTATTTTTGTAATTTTTTCTGCGCCTCTAGATCCAAAGTACGCTACATATACTGTTATAAGTAAAGCTTCTAATAACGAAACCCAACCTTCATTTATTTCTAATAGTACTGTAGAATCTAGTACTATAAATATTGTCATTGCTAAAGTAAGAAATATAAGAGTCATCGGTCTAGTATTCTTGCTTAACCAAGAATCACTACCCATATCACTAGCCCATCTATTAGAGATGTTATTCATCTCAGCTATATCTTGGTCTAAAAGTTTTAAAGCTGTTTCTTTGTCTTTAGGGTTAATAGTATTATCACCTGATATAAGGTTTTTTACTATACCTAATCCACCTTGGTCAGGTAAAAATTCACCTACAGTATCTAAAATAGTAGGGGCTTTCTCTTTCAAGAAAATCCCTACTTTTGTTTCTTTAAATCTTTTCTTTTTATCTGACACTACATGTTTTTTGTCCAGTGCTTTCTTAATACATGAGCATCATGTTTAGCAGCAATTGGATGTCCGTGCTTTTCATTATACAATTCATTTTCCATATAATGCATTTGAGCAGACTTTGTTAAACCATGTTTTTTAGCATATCCTTTTTTCTTAAGATAAGGCATATTTTCTACTTTACCTTTTTTAGCTGCACTTGGCTCACTCATTACATCAAAAGAATGCATGTCACCTTTTAATTTACCAGTTTTCCTAACTTTTGGTTTCTTGCCGTATTGACTACCACCGGTTTTTTTACCTTTAAGTTTTTCACCTACCGTACTAAATAATCCTTGTCTATTTGGTTTTTTTCTTTTAGCCACTGGTCCTTTTTTACTTGCTTTTGGTTTTTTTCCATAT